CAGAAGTTTTGCCCATTTCTCTTGCTCTCTGTTCCATAGCAACTGCTGCCTGGATTTTGTGAGCATGAGATCTTGATGAATTGCGAATCTTAGATACAGATGCTTTAGCAGTTTCAACATCTTTAAATCCTAAACCGTGAATAGTTCCCTTTGGATTCTCATCAGTGTATAAGTCTGAATGTTTCTTAGAATTTGCTGGTTGACCTTTCTTTCTAGGAATGCGAGGATTAGATTCCTCAGTCATTTTTGCACCGAATCTATCAAAACAATTCCGATTCCCATTGCGATCATTACTGTCAGCATCGAAGTTGCGAACACTATCATAATTAAGTTGCTCTTTACTCAACTTTTTCTCAGGAAGACCTTTGTGATCTGTGGATGCAAAATCCTTCACATCCTTCTTTTTCATTGTAGCAGCAACTTTGGCAGTTTCGGGGGTAGTAGGTTCCAATTCACCTTTTTGAATGGCACGAACTATTCCAAAAAACTTTTGTTGTGCCTTAGATACTGCTGGCATTACACTATATCAGTATACTATATTTAGACAAAAAAAGGGATCCCGAAGGATCCCCAGAAGTATGTGAACTGTGATCACATGAGGTTGTTAACACGAACACGTCTGTAGTAGCGGTTAGCGTTCTTGGTGAGTGCGCCTGCGCCGACGTTTGTGCCTTCCGCGAATGGGTTAGCAACAATTCCGTAACGAGTCTTGAAGCCGATCTTGGGCTGGAAGGTGTCCTGACCAACGGCACGAACCATCTGAAGGGGAACGTATGGGCAGTAGAACAGACCAGCGTCATAAGGGGAAGCACCCTTATAACCGACAACATAGTACTGAGAAGCAGCACTGTTTGCAGAATAAGGATCGATGTATACACGATACTTACCTTGCAGAACACCAGCAAAGGTGTTACCTGCGTCATCAACCTGGAGACCAGCGTTAAGTGCAGGGGTGTAATCGAGAACACCAGCCATCGTGAGAGCGGAAGCAACGTCTGCAGAGCAGAGGATCATGTTGCCCTTCCCTCTACGAGTTCTTTGTGCGATTGCGTTTGCATCGCGCTCGATTTGGAAGATAAGTCCCTTGAACTTCTCAACACTCCAACGACCGTTGGAATCGGTGTCGAGGTCGAAGGTACCAGCGTTAGCAACATTTGCTTGAGCACCAGACTCAGCAACGTTGTAGATAGTTCTGATAACTTCACGGTTGATCTCAGCAAGAATCTCAGTGGAGAGAATGTTTGCGAGTTCCGCTTCGGCGTTAAGACCGTGGATTGCCTTGAGGTCTTGTGCCAGTTCCAGGGAGTATTCTGCTTTCAGAGCACGGCTCTTAGCAGTAACGGTGACTTTCTCAATCGAGAATGCCATCTCGTTGAATGCACCTTCGGTACCGTCTCCGAGGTTTTCTGCCTCGTCAGTACGCATACCTTGTCCAACTGGATATGTTGTTCCAGTTTGACCAGATTCTGGGTTAAGGAGTCCTGGGTTGCTGCCTTGCTGTGCAGTAGTACCCATACCAACAGCACCACCAGTGAATCCTGCGGTGTTGTCGAAGTTGGAGGACTGACCTGCGAATGCGGTATCTGCTTCGTCGAACAGTGCCTCAGTGCCGCTCTGACCGCTGTAGCGGGAGCGCATTGCGAAGATGAGTCCAGTAGGACCACTCATTGGTTGAACGCCTGCGAGGTCATATGCGACCAGGTTAGGCATTGCGCGTCTGATCAAGGAGATCAGAACTGGGTCGAAACCAGCAACGGTTTGACCGCCTTGGGAAGTAAATCCACCATTGCCAACGGCATTGGTTGGACCTTCGGAAAGGAACTCACGCTCTTCGCGAATTGTTGCTTCTTGGTTCTCCAGGAGGACTGCGGTAACAGCTCTACGGTGGGAATCCTTAATTGGATCCATTCCCTCATAGTCGAGAATGGGTGCCCACTTCTCCTGCAGAGCCTCTGTGTTAGGCATTTGCATTTGAATTTAACCTCTTTAAAAAAAGTTTAGTTTGAATTTATGATTTAAAAATCACTTTTTAGCAGCTCTAGAGAGAGTCTGCAGATAGGCTTGCATCATTGGGGATACTTCCTCAGAAATAACCTCATTGGTAGAAACCTCTTCTGAAAGATTCTCGGAGGTGCTTGGAGTACCAGCTTGCTCAGGGAAATAAGATTTCCTCAGAGTTACCAGTTTCTCACGATAGTCTGCTTCACTTTCAAACTCAACATTTTCTGCAAGAGTAGCAAGTTTCTCTTTCTGAGTGTCTGCGAGACCTTCAGCAACAGTAGCGAAAACGCCATCTGCGTTAGATTCTGCTAATCTACGATTCAGAGCGACATTTCTGTCAATCTGTTCGTTGAGTTTACCTTCCATTTCATCTAGTTTATCTACCATGCTCTCAAGTACATCATATTTTTCGTCAGGGATTGATACATAATGTTCTTCAAAAAGTCCCTTCATACCAGTGATGAAGGATTCTGAGATTTCATTTTTAAGTCCTTGCTCAACAGCAAGTACATTTTCTTGGAACCACTCGTCTGCAACGTACTCCAGATAGGAGTCCATACGATCAGAGAGTTCTTCGCGGATTGAAGCAACTTCTTCTACGAGAGCATTTTGATATGTCTCATGAAGTGCATCCTTCATTTCAGCAACTTTAGACTTAACTGCTGCTTCAAAGATGGTGCGTGCTTTGTCTTGGAACTCTTCAGAGAGTTCTTCACCTTCAAGCAGTGCTTGAACGTCTGCTTCGATGTCGATTGTCTCTTCTTCAGTGATTTCCTCTTCCGCTTCGGCAACAACTTCTTCAGCTGCTACCTCCTCTTCGGAAACAACATCTTCTGTAGTTGCTTCTTCTTCGGAAACTACTTCCTGAGTCTCATCGACCTCGGTCTCTTCCTTAGCAGTAGATGCATCGCCAGGGGTTGCCTTAGCATTAACTACATCTTTAACTTGCTTAAGAGTTGCGCCTGGGGTTGCCAGTGCATTTGACCCATCGAAGGGGCTTGAATTTTCAGGAGTAGGTCCGCCGAGATCTTCAACTGGAATTCCAGCCGAAGGCATTGTCTCAGCAGGGGCAGCTCCTTTGGTTACTACGTTTTCCATTTCTTGTAAATTGTTACCAACGGACATTTGAAATATGTGATTAATTAATTAATTACATATATTTATTTATAAATCAAAGATTTGATAAGAATTGGTTGAATAAATCCAACTTATGCTCTTCAAGTCTTTTCTGTTCGACGAGTGTATTAATCGCCCTCTCAGTTCTTTCTGCGAGTTGCTCACGAAGGATTCCTCCTTCCCAAATCCACTCTTTTCCTTCCATAATTCCATTGACGAAAGCGTCAGGTGCGGAAGGATCGGCAACGATATCAGCAGCAGTTGCTAACTGAAAATCTTCACCAACAATTTTGCATCCTTCACTAGTGGTTTGGAGTGAACCAACACCACGAGAAGAAACGCCAAGTTTTACACCTTCATCGAGAAGAGAAGATGCAATCTTACCCATGGGGGTAGAAAGAATCTGTGCTTTTCCTTTGAAATTATTACCTTCTTGTACCAGAGAAGTAATTTTGTGGGAAACGCGATCAAGATTGACAGTAGGTCCATCAGGGTGACCGAGTTCGCCAAGAGCACGACCCTTATTAACGAAAGTTTCACAATAGCGATTCACTTCTTTAGAAAGGGTGGAGATAGGATACATCCTCCCATTTCTATTCTTGAGTTCGCCTTGAAGGAATACACCTTCAATATAGAGTTTCTTATTAGAACCCTTACCTTCGGTAATAATTTCTACGTTTGTTACTTCTTCTGTGATAAGTTTCATTTTTGTTAACCTGTTACTGGATTGCAGTTTTCATCATGACGTTGATATGTTCCAGGTGTCCTGGGAGAATTATCAGCATTTCTTGCTTGATATGTTCCAGGAGTTCTAGTTGTGTTATCAGCATTACGGGCTTGGTAGTCCGCATTGAAGTTTTCATAAGTAACACTTGACCAACCTTCATTGCCACCAAATTGTGTGACTGATGTTTTTCCTGGTTGCGGGTTGACAGGATTACAGTTTTCGTCGTGACGGACGTATCCCATTACTCAGATTCCTCTTCCGTATCAGTTTCAAATTCATCACCTACTTCAGTTTCTGCTTCCGCCTCTACATCCACATCTGCTTCAGTTTCGGTTTCTACTTCATCTTCAGTTGGTTCTTCAAATTCTTGACCGAACATTGCATTGGCAATATATGGTCTAGCAATATCAACTCGTTCTGCTGCTTTGGCATACAGAATTTCTTTCATTTTGTCGCTAACTTCTGCTGCTTTTGCACCAGTAGCGATCAAATCGACAACATCTTCCATAAAATTTTCAATTTATTGATATAACTTATTTATAACTCAGCCTTCTTAGTATCTTTTTGATACTCAGCATCAGTGATTTGTCCCTCTGCTTCCAAATCTGGATCTTGTGGAATTTCACCCAAATCTTGACCACCACCTTGATCTACTTGTGGAAGAGGTTGACCAGTTACTGGATCAATTGTTGAGGGATCTGGGATGATACCCTTGACAATTTCATCTTCAATTTGCATATCAATTTCTATAATTTCAGAGTCAGTTTGACGTAGAATTCTCTTACGCACATATTCTGTAGAGTAGAACTTACCAATATATGGTTCAATAGTTGCTAAAAGTCCAAGACGATTCTGAACTAATTCAGATTCTTTCAATTCTGCAAATTGATTATCATATAGGAAATCATATTGAATATGATCTCGCATAAATTCCCAATCATCTGGGGTAATAACATTTTTCAGAATCAATTGAGTTCTGAGCATATCATTGAACATTTGAGAAAAACGCTTTCTCAAACGACCAACAAACTTAGCAAACTTAAGTTCGTCACGTAGAATTTCTGAAGAACGACCTAAGTTAAAACCACCATCTGCAGCGATTCTAGATTCAGGAACACCAAGTGCTCTATACAATTTCTTTTGGAAATACTCAATATCTGAAAGTTCTCCAAGATTTTGACCACCAGGAAGTGTTGTGATTTCTGTTCCACGACCACCCTCTCTACGAGGCAACCAAAAATCTTCCATCATCGACATAAACTTACGATCATCACGGATTTCTCCAGTCTGAGCATTATATGCAAGTTTATTTCTATAGCGAGACATAACCTCTTTGAGGTATTGCTCTGCTTTTACTTTTGGAAGATTGCCAACGTCAATATAGAAAATACGACGTTCTGGTGCTCTAGATAAACGATAAATGACCAAAGAGTCCTCAATCATTCTCAGTTGATTGAGTGCCTTGATTGCTTTGTGAAGATATGAAAGAACAGTATTCTTGTTTCTATCTACTAAACCAGAAGTGCAGTAAGTTACAGAATCTTTTGCAAGTTTAATTGATTTAGTTGAACCTCTACCCATTGAAGTGGTTGGATAGTTTGGTGATGGAGTATATTGGAAAAACTCCTCAAATTCTGGTCCCTTGTACTGATCAACTTCTTGCTGTGGACCACCATTGACTCTTACTGCGCCAATATCATATTTGTTTGGTTTTTTCTTTTCTTGGCGTATATACTTAATTTTCAGTGGGTCAATATATCGCAATTCTTGAATCCCTGCTTGGGGATTTGCCATATCAATGACTTTAAGATAATATACTCTTCCATCAATATACCAATTTCTGAAGATTTCGTGAGATTTTCTATCGAAATCTAAAATTTCTTTCAAGTATTTGAATTCCTCTCTAATTTTATTCTTGAGAGGTTCACTTACATTTAAATTAGTTAATTCAATCTCTACCGGAGAGTCATATAAATCACTAACTATTGCTTCATTTACAACGTCTTCAATAGCACCATCCGCTTCTGGATGAAGTGCCATTTCTCTATACCTTTTTATTAAATCATGCTCTGTTTTAAATACACCTTCGATGTCAATATATGACCCATAAAATCCACTAGAAACATAATTATCAACCCCGTCCTGATTAGTTTCAGGTACGGGGGAGATAACCGAAGGTGACTTATTTTGTGCGGCGTCAATTTTAAAACCAAATAGTTTGGCCATAATAAGTAAGTGTCTATTTCCTTCTTCTATTTAGTTGATGTCTTCACCGCCAGCATTAGCGCCAGTGCCCTTAGATGCTTCCCAGTAGAGAACTTGAAGTTCAATAGTAAACTCTTGAACTGCATTTCCTGCATCATAAGAGAGATCAATAGGTGCAACCTGAGTTGGGAACACATCGTAAAAACGATATGATCTTAAGGTAGAACCGTCACGATCTAACTGATAAACATATGCATCTGCTTGATATGTTGCTGGATCTGTTAAACCAGTGTTATCAGATACACGATTGATAGTATTCATCCAACGCTCAAAGGCGGAACGAATAGCAAAATCAGTATCATTGATAACTGTAACTGTCCAGGTATCAAAGGTGCGATCACCAGCAATCTTAAGAACTCTACCCCTAAAAGGAACTTCAATTGGGGCAACGTTAGACGCTGGAAGGTTGGCACCTTTTACCAAGAATCTTGATTTCTCAAGAACTACAGAGTCTGGTGCTGCTGCATCAGGGAACTGAAGAACGACTTCAAAGAGATTGGCGCGAGCGCCACCACCCGTTAACTTACTCTTGAAGTCGGTAATCTTCCTTAATGGGGGTGGATTAATCTGTTGTCTAGATGGCATTTGAGTTATCCTCTAATTGAATTAAACGGAGCCGATTACTTCTTCAAATGCAACACCAGTTCTGGTGGCGATGAAGGTTAGACCAATGAAGTTGATCGATCTTGCGGGTTTGATGTAGATGTCTGCAACAAACTCATTAGCATCAATGATTTCAGGAGTGTTATTAGTTTCATCACAAATAACAACATAATCAAAGATTCCTCTCTTAGACTGAACATCACGGAGGAATGGTTCAACAATGTTCACAAAGTTAGTCCTTGTGATCTCATCGTTGAACTCGAACAGGAAGTCCTTAGCAGCAGCAGAGATTGCATCTTCCAGGAAGATGAACAGGCGGCGAACGTTGATTCTATCAAACGCGGAGGACTTACCAAATCCAGTCTTATCACCGAACAGAATGATGCCTGCTCCAGGGGAGAAGATAACTGGGTTAATTCTATTTGAGTACAGAACGTCTCTCTGCTTTCTACCTGGGTTATATGCCAGTTTTACAGCATTGAGAATTGAACCTCTTGAAGTTCCAGCAGGTGAGAACCAAGGGAACTGTTGGATATCTGTTCTGGCACAAGTACCAGCGATGTCTCCATTTAGAGGAACATAACGGAAAGTATCATTGAAGCGGTCGTACATATACTTGTAACCACTATCAAATACACCATAAGTTGTAGATGAAAGTGAAGCATAGAATGAAACCACATTTTCAGTGATTGTATCAATATCATTAACTGTTACCGTTCCAACGGAATTGTCCGAAAGGAATGCACCTCTGAATGGTGAGATGAATGCAACAGCATCTTGTCTTGCTTCTGCAACAGCGATTGCTTTTTGTGCAATACCTTGTGCAGTATCTTTATCCCAGTTTCCTGAACCCATCAGGATAAAGTCTACTTCA